AAGGTTTAAGAGCATGGGTCAAAGAGAAGTGGGTGGACATTGGAGCACCCAAGAAGAATGGGAAATACCAGCCATGCGGGAGAAGCAAGGGATCAAAGAGGAAGTATCCAAAATGCGTACCACTTGCAAAAGCCACACGGATGACAAAGTCGCAAAAGGCGAGTGCTGTCAGCAGAAAAAGAGCAGCGGGTAATCCCGGAGGCAAACCAACAAACGTAAAAACGTTTGTGAAACGTAAAAAAGCTGCGAACGGGGGTTCAATGAGTAATTACAGACAACATTTAAGAAAACCGTGAAGCCAACAAAGGTAGGTAATGAACGGATAACGTCAACTTACAAGAATTTTCCAATAAGTAGAGTATTAACAGGAGAATATATGAAAAATAAAGTTAAAAAAATAAAAAAAGTTGTTAAAGGTTTAGAAAAAGCATCTAAAACTCATGCTGCTCAAGCCAAAACTTTAAAAAAAGTAATTAATAATGGCAAAAGATCCAGTAAAAGGAACAGGTAAAAAGCCAAAGGGGTCAGGGAGGAGACTTTATACCGATGAAAATCCGAAGGACACTGTACGTATTGCGTTCGCGACTCCGAAAGATGCCCGGAAGACTGTGGCGAAGGTCAAAAAGGTATCTAAACCGTTTGCGCGCAAAATTCAAATCTTAACAGTTGGTGAACAACGTGCTAAAGTAATGGGCAAATCAGAAGTTGCACGTATATTTAAACAAGGAAAAGAAGCTATAAGGAAAAAACATGGCAAGAAAACCAGATAAACAACCACCAAAGACTAAAAAATATTTTAGATCAACTAAATCAGGCGCAGGCATGACTAAGGCGGGTGTTGCACGATATAGACGTGAAAATCCTAAATCTAAACTTAAAACTGCTGTAACGGGCAAAGTAAAGCCGGGCAGTAAAGCTGCAAACAGACGAAAATCTTATTGTGCACGTAGTGCAGGACAAATGAAAAAATTTCCTAAAGCTGCGAAAGACCCTAATTCTAGATTGCGACAAGCTCGTAAACGTTGGAAGTGTTAGCACATGATGTGTCGTAACTGCGAGCACGGATGTCATTGCAGTAATAACGGTCAGTGTGCAGTATGCAAGTGCGCAAACTGCGAGCACAACGCTTTAGACGAGTTTTGGGATAGACTCAATGAAAAGGAAGTTGACGAGAAACAATAAAAACAGTATTCTGAGTCAGCACTACAAGGGTAAGTTATAGGAACATCAAATGAGCTACAGCATGAAATCTTTTCGAATGGGATATGGCCTAGGAGGTCTTCTTCAAAAGATTATGAACGTGTCTGGAAATTTTGGTGCAGTCAACACTCTTGATCCTGACGGCGCGGCAACCATGGCAAACTATCTCGCAGGTGGTGGAACGCAAACAAAGGGCCCGGGCGGAAGCACAACATACACAGGCAGCTCTATGCCTCCTCTCACACCTTACCCTATTAATATTATGCCTAATCCAGTTCCTTTTCCTATCACTAAACCAAAACCTAAACCCGGAGGTAAAAAACCCGGAGGTAAAAAACCACCTCCTATTAATGTTCCTTTACCAGTTGTAGGAGGCTTTCCTATTACTCCAAGACCTCCCGGAGGACCAACTCCACCTCCAATGACTATTCCAAAACCCGTGAGGCCCGGCGGTTTACCAACTCCGGGAAGTTCTCCATTCAGTGTTACTAACCCTTATACATATGGTTACGGACCGAGTGCCGATTTTGGTAGACGAAATTTAGATGCACTTACGTACACAAAAGGAACATCAACTCCAACATTAGAACAGTTGTTTGGACCAGACAGTATTCAACCTGAAGTTGATTACAAAACTATTTTGCAACAAGAAGCTGAAAGAGATTTTTTTGAGTCTATAAGAAAAAGACAAGAGATGCTTGCAAATCAATCTCCTGATATTATTCAACCTTACATACCACCACCTCCACCCGTGGCAACTCCACCCGTGGCAACTCCACCCGTGGCAGCACCCATTACTCCAAGACCCGGAGGAGGCGGCGGCGGGGGCGGAGGATCTTCCCCTAGTCCCGGAGGGGGCCCATCAGGATGTTTTGTTGAAGGTACTGCTGTTCAAATGGCCGATGGCACTACAAAAGAAATTACAAGTATTGAAATTGGTGAAAAAACTAAAGGAGGAACTGTACAAGCTAAAATGGAATTTATGCCACAAAGCATTTACAATTATAAAGATGTTTTTGTTTCTGGATCGCATTGGGTAATAGAAGATAATCAGTTCGTCGCTGTTGAAGATAGTAAACACGGAGTTCTTACAGACAGAATTGAACCTGTCTATACATTTAAAACTTCAGATAATAGAATTTGGATTAACGACATTGAATTTGGTGACTTTGAAACAGGTAATGATGAAGATTGGGAACCGCACTTTGAAGCAGTTAGACAAAAACTTAACAGAGAGCTAGAAGATGCCCGGGGAAAATAGAATATCAGAACTGTTAAATGAGAAACGTTACTTAAAAGAAATAGGTGAAGATTTTTCTCACATCGATGCTGAGATATTTCAGATTACAGGTCGAGTACTAGAGGCCGATGGTGGACGTATAGGATACGCTGGCGCAGGAGTTGTTTCTGGTCTTGCAAACGTAGCTAAACCAATGGCATCAAATAAACTACGGGACAGTGCAATGGGGCTCGGAGCTTTAGGTGCAGTATACAAGCTAGCAAAATTGTCTCCTTCAGGAGCTATGATGGCTCTACTTGAACCAACAGACGCAAATGCAAGTGAAGTGGTTCTTGATAAGATAGGTTACGAATATATGGATAAAATGGACGACAAAATGATTGAAGGTGAAGAAGGAGCAATGTATAGCATTAACGATCTTTTAGAGTTTGGTTACACTCCAGAAGAGATACAAGAATTTATATAGGAAGATAATATGCCAATAGAAAAAGATATGCCTTTAAATGAACAAATGAAGTTTAATTTAGAAGCAGAAAATGTTTTACCCGAAGATGTTGAATTATTAAATGGCGACCCTGAACTAGACGAAGATGGTGGTGCTACAATTAATTTTGGTTCTGATGCTCCCGTAGCAGAAGAGCATACTTCTAACCTAGCTGAATTCATGGACGAGTCTGATTTAGCTGTAATAGCAGATGAGCTGATGGAGGCGTATGAAGCAGATAACGATTCTAGAGCAGAATGGGCATCTACCTATGCAGAAGGCTTAGGGTTATTAGGCATGACGTATGAAGACAGAAGCGACCCATTTCCCGGTGCGTCTGGTGTAACACATCCACTACTTGCAGAATCAGTGACACAGTTTCAAGCACAATCGTACAAAGAATTATTTCCAGCAGGTGGCCCTGTAAAGACTCAAATTATGGGCGCAACTAATCCACAAGTCGAAGCACAATCAAAACGTGTAAAAGAATACATGAATTATCAACTTTCCCATGTCATGGAGGAGTATGAACCCGAACTTGATCAGATGTTATTTCATCTTCCATTATCAGGTTCGGCGTTCCGTAAAGTTTACTTTGACGAAAAACTAGGTAGACCTGTTTCTAAATTTGTATCATCTCAAGATCTTGTTGTGCCTTACGATGCAACAGATCTAATGACATGTATGCGAATTACTCATGTTGTTAAGATGGCAGCAAATGACGTACGTAAATATCAAGCAACAGGTTTTTATAGAGACATTGAATTAGATGAGCCGGGTGATCCAGACACAGACTCGGTGAGTGAAAAAATTGATTCTCTTGATGGTAAGAAACGAATTTATACAAAAGATGATATACATACAATTTTAGAAATACATACCGATTTAGATTTACCCGGATACGAAGATGCCAATGAGGCAGGTGAAGAAAGTGGAATTAGTTTACCTTACATTGTAACTATTGATGAGAGTTCATCAACTGTACTATCAATACGTAGAAACTGGAATGAAGCAGATAGATTTAAAAACAAAAAACAATATTTTGTTCACTACAAATTTTTACCCGGCCTTGGCTTTTATGGTTTTGGTCTTATTCATATGCTTGGTGGTTTATCAAAGTCTGCAACCTCTATACTACGACAACTCATTGACGCCGGTACACTTGCCAACTTACCCTCTGGTTTCAAAGCAAGAGGCCTACGTATCCGTGATGACGATCAGCCTTTAGTTCCGGGAGAGTTTAGAGATGTGGATGCTCCAGCAGGAGATATTGCAAGCTCACTTGTACCACTACCATACAAAGAACCGTCTGGCACATTGTATCAATTATTAGGTTTTGTTATTGAGAGTGGTAAATCGTTTGCTGCTGTTGCTGACATGAAACTTGGTGAAGGTAATGAAGTAAATCCTGTTGGCACGACCATGGCTCTTCTTGAGAGGGGCATGAAAGTCATGTCGGCAATTCACAAAAGAATGCATTCTGCTCAAGGAAAAGAGTTTAAGTTATTAGCAAAACTATTTGCATCAACACTACCTCAAAATTACCCTTATCAAATTGTAGGTGCTGACCAAACAATTATGTCTCAAGACTTTGATGCACGTATTGATGTAATACCTGTATCTGACCCAAACATTTTTTCAGTGACACAACGTGTGACTTTAGCGCAGCAACAACTGCAATTAGCACAGGCTGCACCACAGATGCACAGTTTACCTGAAGCGTACAGAAGAATGTATGAAGCTATGGGCGTACAAAACATTGAGGCTCTAATGCCGCCTCCACCTCAACCACAACCAAAAGACCCTGCATTAGAAAATGCAGAGTTAACGGCAGGCATGACAGCGCAAGCATTTCCGGGACAAGATCATCAAGCACATATTGTTTCGCATATTGCGTTACTTGGTAGTGCAATTACAAAAACTAATCCACAAGCTATGTCAAATATACAGGCACACATTATGCAACACATCTCATTACTAGCTCAAGAAGATATACAAGAATCAATGCAAGAATCAATGCAAGAGCAAATGGAACAAGCACAAGGATCGTCTCCAGAAGAGATGCAACAGATGCAACAACAAATTATGGCAGAAATGCAAAATTTAATTGCTGTTCGTCAGTCACAGTTAATAGCTGAGTACATTGAGGACATGGATGAAATGTTAAACGTAACTCAAGATGATCCACTTGTTGACTTAAAACAAAAAGAACTAGACATTCGAAGTGAGGAAAACGAACGTAAAGAAAAAGAAGCTCGA